TAAACGCTGATGGTTCTTCTAAGGATATAAAGTTCCAAGCCAACGGAGTAGAGAAGGCGAGTATCAGTTCTGCTGGTGCGTTTACTTCTACTACGATTGATGCGACTGTGTTGACAGGTAATCTTCCAGCTATTAGTGCAGCTAGTTTAACTAATGTTCCAGCAGCTAATATCACAGGAACGCTACCAGCGATTAGTGGTGCTAATCTTACAGGACTTACTGGTAATGTATTTAATGGTAATTTTACTAGAAACATAGCAACGGCTGGAACACTAGCATTAACTGGTTTTGGATTTACTCCTAAAGCAATACAATTTGCATATGGTAATGCGTATAGTGGTTTGAATATAGGGTTTGGTTATCAGTGGTCTACTTCTTTGTATAACTGTGTTATAACATCACCTTGGACTGCTACTGGTAATTGGAATGTCCAACCAGCAAATGGAGAGCCAATAACCTTTTATAGTCCAAGTGGTAGTAGCAGCAATAGAACAGATGGTAAGGTGACAAGTTTTGACTCTGATGGCGTTACGATTACTTTTTCTACGCCTACTGGCTCTCCATCAGGAAATATGAGAATTATATATACGGCTTGGGGTTAAGGAGATAATTATGAATATAGTAGCAATACAAAAATCAACTGGTATGTTTCTTGAAAGCCACGAATTAGGGTTTGATAAAAATACTCTAATGCAAAACGCATTAAGCTGTGGTTTTAATGAAGATGATATTGAGATTAAGGAATTATCAAATAGTGAGTTAGATGTTATATTGAAAGCTGAACACGATGCAACATTAACTTATGCTGACAAACGCAAAGCAGAATACCCATCAATAGGCGACCAGCTAGATATGATTTATCATAACGGAGATGGTGGTGCTACATTCCAAGCTGCAATTAAAGCAGTCAAAGATAAATATCCTAAGTAATGAGTAACCCAATAATACTATTGATAGCTTTAGGAATAATTGGTTTTATAACTGTAATGTTTATCGGTGTTAATGCCTTGATGTGTGAGCCTCCCTGTGTATGACAGAGATAGAAATCAGTACACAAAGATGGCGATGGTCAGCTTTGATACTTTACTTACTGATTTGTTTCTACGACTTTATGTTTGTGCCAATTTGGTACGGACTTAATAGACCTGATATAAGTGAATTTATGAAAATAATAAATGCCACAGATGAGGTACTTGTTCAGTTGGACTTAATGAAAACGCTCACAGCACAGCACAGTCCATTCACTTTGATGGGTGGTGGGTTATTTCACTTGGCTTTCGGTGCGATTCTAACCGGTAGTGCGGTAGGACTTAATAAATGAATAGAGTAACACTATTAATCTTTTCAGTTTTGGTGGTTTTTCAGGCATCTGTTTTTGCTTATGCTTTAAATATGAATAACCAGCTTGAGTTATTAGAAGAACAAGTTGTACAGAGTAGTCCTGAGTTTGATTCTGTTATTCAAAACCAAATAAGAATAAGTACAGATATGCAACAAATCATCGAAGCCTTGCGAGGAACAATGATTCAGGTTCAATACCTAACCAATGAACTTGAAAAAGGGAAGGTTAAAAAACAAGACAATATTTCACAAGACAATTTACAAATAGGATGACTATGACTACTGAAAGATGGCATTTAAGCAAAACAATATCACTATCACATCTTGCTACCACAGCTACAATGATTATTTTAATGGTGTTATATGTAACTGATATTGAAAGAGATGTCGCTGTACTTCAATCTCAACAAATGGCTACTGAAAAGAACTTCGATACCATCGAAATGAAATTAGAAAAGATTATTGATTTGGTTTTAGAAATAGATAAGAAATGATAGGCTTCTTAACAAACATAGCACCAATAGCATTAGGATTTATAGCTAAGTTATTTGCTCTTAAGAGCCAAGCAGCATCAGAGAATCAGAAGCTGATGATTCAGAATCTACAGGTGCGTAATGATTCTATCAATCAAGCTAGAGATAAAGCAGACAAAGAGAGTCCTATGGCTGCACTCAATAGAAGAGTAATTATATTTGTAATACTAGCTTTAATTATATTTACTCAAGTAGCTCCAGTATTCTTTAATGTACCTACAGTAATACCTACAGTTATAGAAGGAGCAAGTTTACTAGGCTTTGAACTTACACCAGACACAATTGAATATGTAACTGTACAAGCAGGTGCGGTACTTAAATTTGATGAAGTCTTTCAATGGGCTACAATGATTATAGAGTTCTACTTCGGAGCACAATTAGCAAAAGGAAAATAGATGACATATAGAGAAATTATTAATAGCGTTTTAAGAAGGCTTAGAGAAGATACTATAGATTCTGATTGGTCTGGTGACTTATATGACTCTGTATCCGTATCAGATTATCAGAAGTTAATAGGTGAGCTTGTTAATGATTCTAAAAAGAATGTAGAGTCTTACCACGACTGGAACGCTCTTAGAGAGTCATTTAATGTTAAAACACAATCAGGAAATATGCAGTATACTTTAGGAGATGCTCTGAGAGGGGCAGGTGTATCCTTTAAAGTCCTAGATGTCATATGTCAAGATACTGGTCAAGTCTTATCACAAGTAACAAATGATTGGATTAATGAACAAGTATTCCCACTGGCACAGGCTTCTAGTGGTCTTCCTACTTATTATGCCTTTAATGGTATATCTCAAGCTGGAGTAGATAGAGAACCTGACTTTAATATTGATTTTTATCCTGTACCCAATTCTGAACAGACTATTTCAGTAAATATAGTTGGTGCTCAGAAAGAACTAACAACAGCAGCTCAGGTGCTTAGAGTTCCTTCACAACCAGTAATTCTTGGAGCTTGGGCTCGAGCTATTAGTGAGAGAGGAGAGGACGGTGGTAGTATTTCTAGTGCTGTTGCTGCAGAAGCTAGAGACTCTTTAAATTTATGTATACAGCTAGATGCTGGAAATATGGAATATGAGAGAGATTGGGTGAGAGTATAATATGGGGCTAGAGTCTAAACAGATAAATGCTATACCTTTAGATACTATTGGTATAGATGGAATAGATACACAAACCACAGCTACGGCTTTAGGTCCTAATTGGTTTACTAAAGCAGATAATATTGTATATACAGAAGGTGGTAAAGTTGCGTTTCGTAAAGGTTTAAAACAAAAGACTCTTACTGGTGGTGCTAAAGTGGGAGCTTTAGTAGAACACCACACCGGTTCAGCTTACAAAATATTTGGTGCTACTAGCACTAATATGTATGAAGTTGATTTAACAGATAAAGATAATGCGTGGATAAATGTTTTTGCTACAGGAGCTTCTGGTTCTGACTGGCAGTTTGAAAACTTTAATTCTGAATTATTTGCTTGTCAGTATGATGAGGACCCTTTAAATTATAGTTCTGGTAGTTGGGCGAAGTTAAAGGATGTTTCAGGCTATTCAGCACCGCCCGGAGTTACTACATTTGACCCTAGTTGTATGTTAGGTTTCTATGGTAGGATGTGGGCTGGAGGAATAACTGAAGAGAATGATGTTCTATATTATTCTAAGTTAATAGATGCTAGTAAATGGTCTACCGCAGATACGGGTGGTTATATAGATTTAAAATCTGTATGGGGACAAGATAAAATAGTAGCTATACACTCTTTTGCAGGAAAGCTAGTAATATTTGGCGAGAAAAATATAGCCTTATATGATAATCCTGACGATATATCAAATATAACTTTAGATGAAGTTATTACAGGAATCGGATGTGTATCCAGAGATTCAATTCAATCTGTTGGTGATGACTTATATTTCTTATCTGATACTGGTGTTAGGTCTCTATTTAGGACTACACAGTTAGATAAGTTACCTCTTACAGAGAAATCTATAACTATTAAAGATGAATTAATAGCTAATATTGCTGCGAGTAAGAATGTTAAATCAGTGTTTATGCAGAATGAGGGTTTATACATAATATCTTTTGTTGACAGAAATGTTACTTATGTCTTTGATACTACATATAAAACAGAAAAAGAAACGCCGAGAATAACTAAGTGGGTCTTTACAGATGATAGAGAGCCTGCAAGTATGGCTTATACTTCTACTTATGGTCTATTAGTAGGTCAACAGTCAGGGAGAGTGGCTACTTATGAGGGTTATTATGATGTAGATTATAGTGGTTCTAGTGCATATACTTATAATAATTATACGAGTTCTTTTGCTACGGTCTGGCTAGATTTAGGACAGGGGGTTCAAGCTTCCATATTGAAGAGATTAATTATGGTTGTAGCAGGTGGTCAGGGTACAGATGTAGGTGTTAGGTTATATAAGGATTTTGAAGTTGAACCTAAAATTTCACCAACCTTTAAACTAAATCCTGCGTTAAGTGGGGACCCTACATACTGGGGAGCATCTGACGCTTTATATGGAGCGATTACAACTACACATACACATAGTTCGACGATACATCCGGCTTCATCTAAGTATGCTCCAATACACGGTTGGAAAGAGCATTCAGTCCCACTATCAGGAACAGCTAAATATATACGACTAGAGTGGGATGGAGTAACAAAAGGCTATAAAGCGTCACTACAATCATTATCATTATTATTTAAACAAGGTAAAACATTATGAGCAATTATACAATAGCAGTAGGCTGGTCTGGAAAAGATGCCTTAGCAGATACAGATGCTGGAAAAGTAGTTAGTGGAGCAGACTTCAATACGGAGTTTTCTGCGATACGTACTGCTGTTAATTCTAAGGCAGACACGAATGGAGATGCTTCAGAAAATTTTACCTGTAATGCACTAACGGCTACTACAGGCACGATTGATGGTGAGGAGATAGTTACCCTAGCTACACCACAAACATTCACTAAAGCTCATCCTACGGCTTCTGAGACAGTAACATTGGCATCCACTCAGACAGCTAATTTACTTAACTCTAATGTATTTATAGTTAGTGTACAAGGAAACCATACGCTTAATGTCTCTAATATGACATCAGGTGTAGAGGCTACTTTCTTAGTTAAGAATACAGGAGCTTATGATATTACTTTCAGTAGTGATTTCTCTTTTATAGGTGGTAATAACCCTACTATAACTTCAGGGAATGGTAAGGTAGATTTAATTAGGTGTGTCTCAGATGGCACTAAGATGTACTGTAATATAGCACAGAACTTAACTTAAAGGATATATAACCGATGACTTGGTTTAATACAGATTGGAATTTAGGAAATATGTTTAACTCTCCTTATGGAGGTAACGACACTTCAAACAATCCGTATGGTTTTACTGGTGGTGGTGGTGGTAGAGCAATAACTCCTTGGACTAATACAGTTACAGGTGAAACTTGGAACGCTCCAAGTACAGGCTATCAACCACCAAACAGCGATTGGCAGATGGTTGGGGGTAATAAGACTAATAATCTAGGTGTACAAAACTCAGTTTGGGGAGCACCCGCCTATTATCAAAAACAATCTACTGGTCTGTGGGGCAATAATCCATATCAGGCTCAGGGTGGTGGATTCTATAATCCATATCAGTTCGGACAGGTAGATTATCCATCTCAGTATGGAACACAGTATGGAGGTAGTACAGACGCAGTACCTTGGTGGATGAATTATAATACTAACAATTCTATTATTAATAACTCCCTCCCTAATAATATACCAAATAATACACCAGCACAATCTGACCCGTCTGCAATACGCAGACCACAAGGCACGGGACCTAACGGTAAAGACCTAACTTATGATGAGACTATAAAGTATTTTGGTCTATATGATAATGCAGAAAAGGCGTTTGCTGCGGGAGATTCACAAGCAGCCTATAGAAAAGACCATATGCACTGGAGAGCTGGTACAGGTTATTGGGCTGGTAAGGGTAAACAGGAAGGTCAGTCAGATTTAGATTATCCCGGACGTAAGGTAGGTGATAATACTATTATGGGTGATAGAGATAAGCTCGGTGCTTGGTCTAATATGGGAAATAATATACAAAATTATTTTAAACAAAAACAGATGTTTAATGTAACTGCTAATGACCAAGGCGGTAATGATGTTACAGTAAAAGATGATGGTACTCTGACAACTAATGACGGTACTATAATTGAAACTCAGGTTATGTCTCCAGAAGAAAAGGCAGCACAAGATTTGATGTTAAAACAACAAGATTTAGACTTGAGGAATAGAAGGAATATTTTCTTCGGAAATTATTTCTCAGGGAGAGGTCCTCATTATGGGGGCGAGATAAACCCAGCCGGTGGTGGCATTATTCAACCGACGGCTGAATCTAATATTAATAAGAATATATTTACACCAAAAAATTCTGATGTGCCTTTTATATCAGATTATTCAGCAGACTCTAGGTTTAAACCTGCTAATGCAACTAATGCAGATATAATTAACAGAGGATTACTTATTCCTCCTATGTTAAAAGCGGGAAATAATCTACCATTCGGACCAAATACAATTCCTTATGGTCCTCAAAATATGGTTGGAGTAGTTAATGATAATGTAGTCAATAATGACCAACTTATAATGTCTGGACCATTCAGTCCCGAAGAACAGCTATTGAGAGATGAGGCAGAACAGAGAAGATACGCATTAACGGATGGTAAGATAAATGCTAGATGGGAATCAGAACAGATTAAGAAGAATCTCAGACAGCAGACTATTGATAATGACCCATTTATTAGAAAATTAGTGGATGATGGTATGCTAAGTATGGACCAAGTTCCTTTCTCTCAGATAAGTCCTTATGGTAAGACAGTGGATGGTATGACTCAACCTGTTTCAGATGAGGAATTAAATATATTTAGTGGTAATAATAAAGATGCTTATTCAAATAATTTAAAAGCAGCGGTGGAAGAATATGGTGATTTCCAATCTATGGGATATACACTTCAGGACCTAGAAACTACTCCGGGATTGAAAGATTGGTTTAAAATACATAAAAGAAATAAAGATAATAATCAATTAGAATTAGAAGCTGCAGCAGCTAAAAGCAAGGCAGAAGCTGAAGCTTATGAAGCGGAACAAAATAGAATACGACAAGCAGCTTTAGAGGCTCAGAGGGTACAAGCAGCACAAGCTAAAGCACAAGCTGAAGCACAAGCTAGAGCTAAAGCACAAGCTGAAGCACAAGCTAGAGCTAAAGCAGCAGCAGCAGAAAAAGAAAGGCAAGCAGCAGCAGCTCAAAAGCGTATGAATGACAGG